AAAAAATGGCTAGTAGAGGACACATCCACAAGCGCCATAGGCCGGTGCATCGGGTTGCTAACGCCTAGCCCTGCCGGACGGCCTACACGTCAGGATATGGAGCGCGTTGAGACACTACCTGCAGCTGCAGACCCATGGGCCACAGTCAAGGTCGCTCAAGACACAGGTACAACAGCTTTAACTACAGCTATGGCAGAGATCCAAGGGCAATTAGGCGGCGAGTTAGTGGCCGAACCTGCTCGATGTGCTCATGGCACGATGATTTGGAAGCAAGCGGCAGCTGGTAGCCCTAAGAATTGGGGCGGGTACTTCTGTACTGAAAAGACTAAAGCTACTCAATGCCAGCCTTATTGGCATGTCCTTGCCTCAGACGGCAAGTGGAAGCCACAGGTATAACCATGGGCGAAATTACATTTATTAAGGACGGCTACGCGACTGTCATACACGATAACGGCGATATGACTGTTACAGCTCTCGATCGATGCGATCAATGCCTTCAATGGCAGAGCACAAGCGGAGGCCTACAGATCCGCGACTACGGCCAAGAGGTAACTATGTGGCTGTGTGCAGAGTGCAGGGCCTAATGATCGACCGCGTAATCCTTGACCGCTCTCAAGAGATTACCGCTCACCGCACCGCTTTAGAGCGTGCAGCTGTGATGGATAATGACTGGTTTAGGCTATTTGGTCAAAATCTTAATTATCACGAAATGATTACACAGCACGCCGAGAGCGTAGGGGCTGAGATAGCCGTAGCCGAGTATTTTGGCTTACGTAACTTTATGCCCTCCATTAATACCTTTAAGGCTGAGGCTGACGTTGAGACTGACGAGGCACGCATCGAGGTTAAACACACCAAGTACGCTAATGGCCACTTGATACTTCAGGAGTCACAGCGATCTAGGCCTAACGATGTCTGCATATTGGTATATGGCAAGAGCCCTGTCTATCAGCTATTGGGATGGATACCGGCACACATGGCGATGATGCCTCGGTACAAGCACACACAGCAAGGCAATTACTGGGTGAGCCATCGCAACCTATTCGAGATGAAGTATTTAAGGAGCTCTAACTATGGCGATACTCAAATCTAAGTGCCGCATATGTAAAAAGATCACGCCTCATGAGGAGCGTGTAGTCACCGAGAACCTACCGCCGTACGTAAAAACCCTTCAATGCGTGAGCTGTGGGGTTATGGGCGTTGTAATGATGGAGGATATCCAAATTGCCGACCTATGAGTATGAGTGCCTTGAGTGCCGCATAAAGTACGAGGTTGAACAACCTATGGACAAGGTAACGGCTCCGATGTGTTGCACAAAGCCAATGAGACAGGTTTATAGCGCTCCTGGTCTTAGCTTCAAGGGAACAGGATGGGGCCATCAATGATGCATGAAGAGCTAAGGGCCAAGATCCAACATTACAACTGGGTCGATGCGAACGATTTAATACAGGCTTTAGATGCAGTTGTAGATATCCACAAGCCACAGCACTTTGTGGGTAACTCTGAGGTTTATTGCAACTGTTCACTCAGCATGCTAATCCCCTACCCATGTCCAACTATTCGAGCTATTGAGACGATACTTTCATGAGACACGACACGCCCAAGATCCCGCGTATTATCAAATGGATTTGGATCCTCATGCTACCCTTGTGTAGTTCATTAAATACTCCTGCTAACGCAGTTGAGATAAATCAAATAGATAAATATAAAATATATATACATCTAAAAGTACTGAATTATAATGAGTTTAGATGTATTGAAAGATTATGGACAAAAGAAAACAGGTTATGGGATCCCTATGCCAAGAACCCTAAGTCCTCTGCATTTGGTATACCTCAGCTGTTAAAGCTCAAAGAAACTAACCCTTATGTTCAAATGGATTTGGGTTATAAGTACATAGTTCATAGACATAAGACACCATGTAAAGCCCTTGCCTTTCATGAGCGTAAGGGGTGGTACTAATGGTTCAGGGTAGACATGATCCAAGGCTTAGCCGTAAGTACAAGGCTCAAAGACTCATAGTGTTAGCAAGAGATGGCTATGTATGCACATACTGTGGACAAGATGCTACGACTGTGGATCATATAGTCAGCCTCAAACATGGAGGCGATCCAATCAGTTTAGAGAACATGGTCGCATGTTGTAAGCGATGCAACAGCTCAAAGGGTTCACGCTCACAGGCTGTTTTTTTAGCACAAGCGGCTACCCCCCCTGCCTTTTTTTCCTATACCTCCCCAAAAACCACAGGAACAGTCCCAATCGGTCCATGTGTAGGCCAGACTGAACAGGATGGATAAATAATTGGAGCAAGTCTTTCCGGGCCGTAAGGGGGCTACTGAGCCTCGGCTACATAGTCCGTATCTCAAGGGCCCAAATCGCGGCGATGAAATTGCAGAGCTCGCAGAGTCCATTGGTCTACCGCTTTTACCGTGGCAGGATTTTGTAATCCGTGACATGACTACGGTCGATGAAAATAATATGTTCAGGCGCCGCTCTAATTTGTGCTTAACATCGAGGCAACAGGGAAAAACTCATCTCGCTCGTATGATGATGCTGGGCCACATGTTTTTATTCGACTCCCCTAACGTGCTGATTATGAGCTCTAATAGATCGATGGCTTTAGACACCTTTAGACAAGTGGCTTATGCAATCGAGGGATCGAGTGAGCTGAGTAAACAGGTAAGGCAGATCCGGTATGCCAATGGCACCGAGAGCATCGAGCTTAAAAACGGTAATCGCTTAGATGTTGTAGCTGCGACTAGGGACGGCAGCCGCGGCAGGTCAGCCTCCTTTTTATACATTGATGAAATCCGTGAAATCTCAGAGGAGGCCTTTAAGGCCGCGACTCCGACTACACGCTCAAAAATCAATAGTCAATCTCTGTACACATCAAACGCGGGTGATGCCTTTAGTACGGTGCTTAATGATCTACGCGAAAGAGCTATGTCCTTTCCTCCTGAGACTTTCGGCTTTTACGAATACAGCGCCCCTCAGTTTTGCAGCATTACAGACCGCGAAGGATGGGCCTACTCCAATCCGGCCCTTGGCTACCTATTCGATGAGAGCGTTTTAGCCGAAGCTGTCAGTACTCAAACAGTAGAGACAACAAAGACCGAGATGCTCTGTCAATGGATCTCATCTACGCAAAGCCCTTGGCCACACATGGCCGTTGAGGATGCAGCTGATAGCGATCTAAAATTGTCGGTGGGGCCGCTTACTATCTTTGCCTTTGATGTTAGTCCCAGTCGTAGAGATGGATCGCTCTGCATGGGCCAAGTCCTCGAGGATGGTCGTATTGGCGTAGCTGTCCTTGAGATATTTCACTCGGACGTATCCATCGATGAGCTCTTTGTAGCTAATGCCATCGCTAAGTGGGCCAAGGTTTATTATCCGCGTATGGTCTGTTATGACAAGTACACAACGGCCTCGATAGCCAAGCGCCTCGAGGTAAACGGCATACAGATAACTGACATCTCAGGTCAAAAGGGTTATCAAGCATCCGGCGATCTTTACGAAGCTCTAGCTAATAAGCGACTTGTACATAGTGGCCAAGATGAGCTCGTAGCTCACATGGCTAACTGTGCAGCTAAAGAGTCCGACTCATCGTGGCGTATCATCCGCAGAAAATCCGCTGGGCCGGTCGATATAGCTATAAATTTAAGTTTTATCGTCCACATCCTCACGCAACCCATGGGCGAGGCTAAAGTTTACGTCTAGAGACACGCCGAGAGTTTTCGGATTTTGTGCTTGACTTTTGGAGAAAATCCCTCTCATGGGATTACTGCAAACTCTAGGACTAAAGAGCGCTGACAAGCCAACTATCGAGGCTCAGTACGCACCTGCCGTAATGGATACTACTTACGGATATGGATCATTTAATACTAACTCTGCATACGGATATAACGGCGTAGGTATTGATCGTAATTTTGCTTTACAGGTTGCAAGTGTTAGCCGCTGTAGAAACCTTATCGCCGGTGTTATTTCATCTATTGATTTAGCACTATACAAAAAATCAACAGGAGAAAAACTCGGCTCCCCTATTTGGTTAGAGCAACCTGATCTACGTCAGCCTCGTAGCGTTACTATTTCGGCTACAGTCGATAGTTTAATTTTCTACTCTGTGGCCTACTGGCGTGTGACAAGTCTCTACGCCGATGATGGTCGTCCATCCGGTTTTGAGTGGGTAGCTAATAACCGCGTTACATACACGACTAATCAATACGGTACAGAGATTAAAGATTACTTTGTAGATGGAAATCTTGTACCGATGTCAGGTATTGGATCTCTTGTAACTTTTCAATCTCTTATTCCTGGTGTATTACAAACAGCGGGTACAACAATTAAGGCGGCATACGATATACAAAGAGCTGCCGCTGTTAGTGCTGCTACACCTATGGCCACAACAGTATTAAAAAATAACGGCGCTGATCTACCTGAGACTCAAGTGCAAGGTCTACTAGCTGCATGGAAAGCTAGTCGTGCTTCGCGTAGTACGGCGTATTTGACGAGCACTTTGACCGTAGAAAATATCGGCTTTAGTCCTAAAGACATGATGTATAACGAAGCATCTCAGTACTTAGCTACTGAAATTGCTCGCGCTATGAACGTACCGGCGTATTACATCTCTGCAGATATGAATAACTCTATGACATATCAAAACATTATCGATGGTCGTAAAGAGTTTGTCGCGTACTCATTACAGCCGTACATCTCAGCTATTGAAGATCGTTTATCTATGAACGATATTACAAACTCATCTAATCAGGTACGTTTCGCCGTAGACGACTCATTTTTACGTGTAGATGCAAAAGAGCGTTTAGACATTATCGAAAAGATGCTGACTCTAAATCTCATCGATGTTAATCAAGCTCGACAAATGGAACAACTCACACCGCTAGGAGATGCAAGTGCTACTAACGTTTAGTCAGGAAATACAAGCTGCAGACACAGAGCGCCGGATCGTATCGGGACTCGTTGCACCATATGGCGAGATCGGACACACATC